CCGACAATGCCAGCGATCGTCGCATACGCGGGTCGTCCGTAGATCACATTGCGCACGCTGATATTGATGACGGTCTGAATGTTTGAAATCGGTTCGCCGCTGGTGTCCATTGGAGATCCCAAAATATTGACTGAGTCATCAGGCGCGTTTCCGTTTGCCTGAATAGTCATCGAGGTTCCCGAGCGCCAGATGTCCACAATATTCGTGGTGATGCTGGTTTCGATGGCCGTGAAGCCCTGCTCCGTTTCTGTTTTTACATCTATGGCAGTTGCTGCTGCACCATCGCCAGTAGTCGACTCAAACGAAAATACGACATTCCAAATTTTGTCCATGCCATCGCCCACTGGCGAATAAGTTGCGGACACGAATCGCATAAACCCGGCCATTGAAGCGTCATCGCCGCCGCCGAATACTTCGTACACAGAGGCTCCCGATGCAATCGTGTATACGCTGATTGATATACCAGCATCATCCGTCACAAGATAAGACTGTGTCCCGCTCCAGCGGCCGCGATCGTATGTCGCTTGGCGTTCGCGCTTTGTCCATACAAGAGCCATTATGTCACTCCTCCCATTGTCTTGAGTGTCTTGTCAACCGAATCCATAGTTTTCTTTAGTTCGATGGCGTTGCTTAATGTCTTTTGCGCAAGTGCCATCTCTGTGCTTTTAGAGAAGTCTTGCGAGCCGGCGACCTTGATCGATCCGATTGCGGAGTCGACTGTTGCCATGTTGTTTTTAGATAAATTCAAAATATCACTTTTAGAATTTTCTATAGATTCTTCATTTTGTTCCCGGGCTTTTACAGCATTATCAATAGCGTCTTGCGCAGTTTTTTCTTTGGTTTTTTGTAATTCTTTTTCGGCTTCAATAATGGCAATGGCTGCTTGCAGTTGATCGTACGCAGCGATTGCCCTATCTTTTTCGGCATTCTTTAGTTGCGGCAATGCTTTTATGCGCTCAATTTCAATGTCACGCTCTGACATTGTGATATGCCTTAGTTCTGTTTCTATTTCTTCAATTTCTTTTAATGATGTCAATCTTTTAGCGTGAAAAAATTCGTATTCCTTGTTGGATTTGTCTATTGCTTCTTTTTCTTTTTCGGCTTTTTCTTTTATTTGTTTGTTTACTACTTCTGCATCGGCTGCTTCACGCATTTTTTTAATGCGATCAAACTCAATTACATTTTGTTGGTTTTTCGCAGCCTCGCCTCGGGATGCAATTTGTGTATTTTCTTGACTCATTGTGCCGCCCGATACAGCGTCAACACCAGCGGCGATCAATCTTCCCAAAGCACCCGCGATGGGGATGCTCTCTAAGTTCTGCACTATGGTTTTACCTAGTGCCTCAATTGCGCCGCCAAATCCCTTGATAGATCCGTCTTGAAACCCTTTGACCATATCGTCGGCAATTTTTAATCCCGCGTCGATTGCGCCAATCACGCCAATATTTTTTAACAATCCACCCGCAAGATTCTTCATCTGCTTCGCATTGATCTTTTCAATGCTTGCGGCAATCCCGCCGCCGCTTTTCTTTGCGGCATTCTCAGCGGCTTTCATTCCTTGCACGAACGGATCGGGATTCGCGTAGAGATCGACCGTCATCTTTCCTTGAATTGAACCCATTACTTGATCCCTCTTTCGCGCTTGAGTTTTTCAATCGCCTGCTGCGGAGTCTGCTTCGGCTTGTCGACATACGCCATGAAATCCTGCGGGCTGAATGACTGTGATCGACTCGACCTGTGCGCGTTGGCGACAGTCGACGCAATAATGCCCGCGCCAAGATCCGCACGCTGGCGTGAGTCGAGGCATCCAACGATGCCTTGATATTCAATCCATTCTTGGAGTTCTTGAGCCGACATGCGATCTCCTAATTCTGCAACCGTCATTTTCAACTCAGCCGCAAGCGTGAACATGAACAGCCTCAGGCTGCGGCTTCTCAGTTTTTTTCGAGTTCCTCTGCGTCCTTTGCGCCAAGGCCCGAAAGGTGCTGGCAGTGCTCGTACAACTTGTCGATCACGCTTGCAGGCATTGATCCGACCTGATCGATCTCCGCATCGGTGAACAAGCGCACGCCAGCCTCGTCGGTAATACACCTGACGACGAGGCTAGCGCGGATGTTCTTCACGCCCTTCTTGATGTCACGCTCCGAGTACACATACTGCTCCCATTGATCGCGCTCGCCAGCGGTGAGGCCGCGAAGCAAGACGAGACCGTCGATGCCCGCAACCTTGACGGTGGCGGTCGGGATTTTGAGAGCGAGTAATTGATCTCTGATTGACATGTGGGGTTCTCAATTAGGCTGTGCCAGTGATCGTGTATGCGCCGCTGCACTTGATGGTGAACGATGCTGTTAACACTGCATCTAGACCCGCTTTGACGCTGAGAGATGTGACGATGCCGATGCCAGTCACCTTGGTCGATGTTGAATTTGCAACAGCACCGAACACAATTTCAAAACTTTGCTTGAGACGGCTAGTAAGTCCCGCTTGCAAAACCAAGATGCCAGCGTCGTCAGTGTCGTAATTCACTTCTGCGCTGATACTGCCTGGCTCAAGCAGACCAGCCTGATAACTCTTTACTGCTGAACCAAGTGAAGTAGTTTCGATTGTGCTCTGAGCCACTGAATCAAATGAAAGCGAAGTGCATTCTCCAACTGTTGTTAAGCCGCTTGTGACTACTGTGTCTTGCGCATTCGCCGCGTTTGCAAGTATTTTGAATGTAGATCCGTAACTAATTAACTGAGCCATGTGATTATTCTTTCTGTGTTATGGCTGCGATCCGTCAGTTAACGCAACTGGAGAAGGAGCCGATGCTGTGTAATAAATTTTCAGAGTGACGCTGCAAACGAACGCACCGAGTTCAGTGCCCTCGCTGCCAAGGTCGTAATTCATGTTTGTGCCTTCGATGCGAATGCTTTGTATTTTCATCGGGCTGTTGGTCGATGTCGCAAGCGTTCCACTCGCCGCGTAGAGATCGACCCGGACACTGTCAGCAATGTTGGACGCGCTGGCGAGTGACGAGTGCACGCAGTCCACATTCACTATTGCAACTCGCATGCGATCTGCACCAACCAAGGTCGGGCTGACCGTGTCATCGCTTTGAGAGGTGACGACAATGAACGGCATCGCAGTCGATGGCTTGACAAACGACTGGAATATCTTTGTCGCTGAACCCAACGCCGTGATCACGGTCGGAGACTGTTGCAAGGCAAGATGAATGGCTTCTACGAATTTCATCGTGCCGCCTTGTTCATTTCTTTTGCGATGCGAGCAAAGACCTTGTCTAATCCGTAGCCGATGTCCGCAGTGAATTTGGCGTTGATTGTTGCGCCGTACATCTGAAAGAACTTGCGGAACACTTGCCAGCCTTGATATGCGCGTGATGGATCCATGTAGCGGCCGTGCTCGATGAGCCAGGAATTCCTCGTGTGCGACCATATGCGTGCCCACACAGTCGCCTTGTTCTTGCCAATTTCTTTTGGGATGATCCTGTGGCTGTAGATGTTGTGCGCAATCCGCAGTCGGCTCTCTTTGATCGGATGGATCGGCTGATGCTTCTTCGCACGCCAACGCCACGACTTCTGCGCGTCGGTCTGATTCTCGTCGTTCTTGCCGACATAAGTGCCGTACATGCTTGCAAGTTTGCCTCGCGGGGCAGTCAACGCCTTGACCTCTGCCTTGTACAAGACCTTGTAGATGTCGTCGCTGCGCATGGTCTTCATCTGATCAAGGAACTGATCCAAGCCCTTGATGATCTTGCCGCTTCCTGACATTACGCAACCTCTCTGCATTGCATGATGAGTGTGTGACCCGCCGACTTGTAGTCAACGATTGACACGATCTCGAATGTGGTGCTGAGTGTCGTGCCGCTTGTACCCCGACTCACGCTTGCGGTAAATCGGTCAGTTGCCGCAATGCCCGGGTAGAAGTTGGTGGTGATCTGATGCGTGACCACTTGCGAAAGCATGGCGTGGTTGGTTCGTTCAACCGCGCTTGAGTCCTTGATCTCGCCAAAGATTGTGTCGCCAGTCGTGTAGGTGTATGTCGGTGTGCCGAACGACCCGATGGTCTCGGTGCGGGTCTTGATCACAAGCGGAGTCCGCATCATGCCGCTGTTCATTGGTACTCACCCGACTTGTATTGGGCGATCAAAGCCTTGATCGTGCCGGGCACTTCGTACTGCTGACCTGGCGCTAAAGTGGCTCGGTAGTCGTAGAGCGTCGAGCACTGCATCAAGATTGCGTGCTTGAGCGCGATCGGGATCGTAGTTGCACTGGAGCCGTGACCAGCCACATAGACAACGGTTACAACGCCTGCGCCGCCGCCGACGAGTGACGGCCATGATTTGCCGTCGAGCAGCTGGACGCGGCCAATGCCGTTGTACGACTTAACCGTGTAGTCGGTTGACGCTGACAAGGTCTGCGTGTTGCCGTCGGTGTCGACATATTGCACGCTCGTCACGCTGACTAGCGGCGAGCGCGGCAAGGCGATCTCGTATGACGATCCGTTGTAGACCTCGCCGCTAGAGCCTTGCACTAGCGTGTTTGCAGGAAATGCGGTGTAGACCGATGTGAATGTCGTATTCGGGATTGCGATGCCGCAATAATTCTCAATCATCTGTCGGGCTGTCGTGATGATTGATGTTGACCCGCTAGTGCTTGCTTGGATATATGTGTCGTCTAGTGAGTGGAATATGCGCAGATGCGCCTTGGCTTGCGCAGTGGTGATCGGCTCGAAACTCGGAGCGGTCGTGATCGTGGTGTTGACTCTCATCGCGGTGTCGCTCCCTTCTTGACTGCCTTGCATGGCACGGCCCGCGAACAGCACTGCACATCGTCGGAGTCGGCACGCTCGGCGAGACCGAGTGCGAGCCACTCGATCGCTGTGCGCTCGTCGACGGCGACAACTTCGCCCGGCGCGTGTGCGCCAGTCGCTGTCACAACTCCTTGAATCATCTTCACATTGGGCATAAATCCTCGACTCGCATTTCTGCGAGCCGAGGGTGATTTCAATTCAGTTCAGTAATTAGGCTGGGCAAATAAGAACTCTGAATGCGTCAGCAAGCGTGACCGCAAAATCGCAACGCGTCGTCGCGATGTATCCAGTTTGCGAATTCACCGCAAACAATTCTTTCAAGACGCGCATGCTGTATGAACCGCGCTCTGCGAGTACGGAATAGTTTCCGAAGTCGCCGATCACGCCGATCTTTGCAGTTGTCGCTTGTACTGGCATAGCCGCTGATGCGTAGACAGGAATGCCCATCAATCGATCAGGCTCACCGAGTGCGCCTGAGTTTTGCCAAAAGTAATTCACAGTGCCAGTAGCAATTGAGGCAAGTTGTCGCAACTTGCCGAGAGTTGCATCGTGAACCAAGATGCTGGCATTTGTGCGGTATTGACGAGGAAGTGAATAAACCCAATCAACTACATTGGCGGCTGTGATTGTGGCGTTTGTGGCTGTAGTTGCGCCAGTGG